GCGGAAGAGCCGCGCGGCCGCACGTACACCGAGGCCTACGTCAAGCAGCTCCGCAGCGAGAACGCCGAGGGCCGCAAAGAGCTCGCCGAGATGAAGGAACGGCTCGACGACCTCGAGGGCGCCGGCAAGTCGGAGGTCGAGAAGCTGACCGCCAAGCTGACGAAGGAGACGCAGCGAGCGGACTCAGCTGAGGTCCGGGCGAACCGGGTCGAGGTCGCCGCGCAGTACGGCATCGACCTGACCGCGGCGCACTTCTTGTCGGGGACGACTCGCGAGGAGATGGAGCACCAGGCGGAAGAGCTCGGGAAGCTGCTCGAGACGAAGGCCAAGCAGCCGGTCGCCGGCTTCGACGGCGGCGCGCGCACGACGGCCAAGGACCCGCAGAAGCCGGAGGAGGCGCACCAGGACTTCCTGCTCCAGGCGATGGGACGACAGCCGCAACGACGCGCTCCTTGATCTGCCCGGGCCTCGGCCCGGACGTAAGGAGGGACGATGGCCAATCAGATTCCGCTCCGAGAGTCGCCTCTCGCGGCCGGTGGCTACCTGCTGCCGGTCGAGCAAGGCGAGATCCTGACGAACGGGATTCTCCTGTCGGCAGGCGCGATCGCGCTCGCCGGCGACAAGCGCGCCACGAGCGCGACGAAGACGCAGTTCACGATCTGGCTGGGCACGCCGACGGCCGGGTTCGTGGGCGAGGGCGCGGCCAAGCCCGTGACCGGCGCGGAGTTCGGTCAGACGTCGATGGACGTCAAGAAGGTGGCCTCGATCGTGCTCTTCACCGACGAGATGATCGAGGACGTTCAGTCGGGTGACCTGAACGTGCTCGTCGACTCGGGCGTGCGGAACGCGATCAACGACATCATCGACGCGCACGCGATCGGGATCGACTCCGGCGTGGCGATCACGTCCGCGTTCAACAGCACGCTCGCGGCGACGACGCAGACGGTCGAGCTCGACCAGTCGAAGCCGGACGGCTTGCAGCTCGCGGTCTCAGCCGCGATGGGCAAGCTCGAGGCGAACGGCTACCCGAGCGACCTGGGCGCGCTGTTCGGCTCGGGCTGGGCGCAGGCGATCCGCGACGCCCGCTCGACGATCGACCCGTCGGTGCAGGTGTACGGAGCGGGCCGCGACCCGCTGTACGGGCTGCCGTCGGAGATGAGCACGAACCTGTCGACGGCGCAGACCGCGCCGGGTGCGACGAACGTCGCCGGCTTCGTCGTGCACCGCCCGAACCTGCACGTCCGGATCCGCAAGGACGTGACTGTCGCCGTCTCGACCGAGGCGACGGTGAACGACGGGACAGCCGATCGCAAGCTGTTCCAGGAGGACCTGACCGCCGTCCGCTACGAGACGCGGCTGGCGTTCATGGTGCACGACCTCAACCGGGCGGTCGTGAAGATCGTCAACGCGACGTAAGGAGGCCAGATGGCCGAGAAGAAGCCAGACGAGGCGCCGGCGGCGCAGGCCGCCGAGGAGGAGCCGCAGGGCCAAGACCCGACGCTGAGCCGCGACGCTCAGCACTCGACGTACGCGGCCGCGCCCGAGGATCCGGACGCAGGCTTCCCGCCGCCCGGCCCGGCGGTCGAGCAGACGCTCGGAAAGCCGAGCTGATGGGGCTGCCCGAGTACCCGCCCGCGAGGGTGCAAGCGCCAGCGTGGGCGGGTGTCGGGCTTCGTCGCGAGTTCGAGGACCGGATGGCGTCGCGGCCGCCGCCTGAGTGGCCGGAGGACTGGTGGCAGCGCAACTACGACACGCTCTGCGAGGACGGGCCGGAGCCGATGCCGCTCTGCGGCCGCCAGCTCACGATCCCGCCGGCGACGGTGACGCCATGAGCGTCCCGGCTGGACGGCCCACGGTGGAGCAGGTCGCCCGCTGGATCCGGGCGCGCACGAAGGACGACAACGGGAACGAGATCGGGACGTTCGACGACACGACCCGGCCGACCGACGTCCAGGTCGAGGAGCAGATCGACGTCTCGGCCACGCTGATCGGCACGCGGTTGCCGTCGCTCGACAAGCTGTCCGCCGAGACGCTGGAGGCGGTCGCCGCCGTCGTCTCGCTGGACGCGGCCTGCGCGATCGAGAAGGGCTACTGGCCCGAGCAGGTGCAGGACAACCGCTCCGCGTACGAGTTCCTGAAGACGGAGCGCGACGAGGAGCTGGCCGCGCTCGAGGAGGCGGCGAACGAGGATGCCGCCGGCGGCGGTGACAGCGCCGACGTCGGGTTCGTCGACTCGAAGGTGCGCTCGTGGACGTCGATCACGAGCTCGTGCGTGCCGCCGGAGGCGCCCGTTGCCTAAGAAGCTCGTCGACGTCGAGGTCCGCGGCGAGAAGGAGGCCGCGCTCGACCTGCTCAAGCTCGGGATCCGGGCCCGCGACCTGCGGCCCGCGAGCCGCAAGCTGTTCCGCGTCTTCGAGGAGGCCGAGAAGGCGCAGTTCGGGAGCGGCCGCGGCTGGCCGAGGCTCGCTCCCTCGACGCTCGAGGAGAAGGCGGCGGAGGGCTTCCCGTCGACCGTGCTCGTCCGGACCGGCGTGCTACGCGACTCGCTGGCCGCCCGCGGCTCGGGCGCGGTGCGCGGAGCGAACGAGCCGGGCGAGGGCGAGGTGACGTTCGGGACGACGGTGCCGTACGCGAAGTACGCGCTCGGGACGAAGCGACAGCCGCCGCGTCCGCTGATCAAGCTGCGCGTGTCCGACCGGACGGCGATCACGAAGGTGCTGTCCGAGTACATCGTCAAGGGGCGGTCGTGATGCCGAGCGTCGACTTTCCGCTGGTCGAGCTCGACGACCTGATGCCGTCGATGTTCGGCCGCTTCGTGACCGGGCACGACGTCGAGCGCTGGTGCCTGGACTGCCTGAAGAAGTGGTCGGGCACGTTCCTGGCCGAGGTCGAGCGGCAGATCGGGATGACGGCCGGCGACCTCGCACGCGTCCGCCGCTGGCGGACGTCGCAGTCGTACGACAAGTTCCCCGAGGACCAGCTGCCGTGCGTGATCCTGCGCTCGACCGGCGTCGCCGAGCTGCCGGAGCGCCACGGCGACGGCTGGGTCTCGGCGCGTTGGCTGATGCAGCTCGACAACGTGGTCAGCGCGGCGACCGAGGACCGCTCGCACGAGCTCGCGATGCTGTACGCGGCCGCGCACCGAGCCGTGATGCTCCAGCGCCCGTCGCTGGAGGGCAAGGCGAACGGGACGCGCTGGATCGTCGACGACTACACGCAGCAGGAGTTCGACTCGAGGCGGACGCTGTGCGCCTCGACGTCGGTGATCGAGGTGACGGTCGACAAGGTGCTCTCGACGCTGGCCGGCCCGACGACGCCGAACGACCCGCTCGACCCGGACACGACGCCGTGGCCGGACGACCCGATCGTGCAGACACACGAGGAGACGGTGGTGAAGCTGCCGCTCGAAGGAGGCTGAGAATGGCACGACCAGGAGTAACGATCATCCAGAGCGAGCTGCCGCCGCCTCGTTCGGCACCGACCGAGACCGGCGTGTGGTTCGTGTCAGGCAAGCCGCAGAAGGGGCCGCCCGATCCGGCGCTCGTCCGCTCGCTGGCCGAGTACGAGGCGACGTTCGGCGACCGGACAGGCGCGGCGACCGGGCTGTACGACGCCGTCGACGCCTACTTCCGGGAGGGCGGCGTCAAGCTGTGGGTCGTCAACGCGGCCGCGAGCGCCCCGGAGGACTCGCTCGACCAGTTCACGAAGCAGCTCGGCCCGGGCCAGGTGTCCTGCCCGGGCGTCTTCGACGCGGCGGCGCAGAGCAAGATCCTCCAGCACTGCGCCGACCACAACCGCGTCGCGCTGCTCGAGGCCGACCCCGCGTCCGACACGGCGTCCGAGCTGGAGGCCGAGGCCGCGGCGCTGGCGAGCGACCCGAACGCCTGGTGCGGCTCGCTGTGGGCACCGCACGCGGTGATCCCCGGCGTCGCCGCCGGGACGACACGCGACGTGCCGTTCACCGCGATCGAGGCCGGGCTGATCGCGCGGCTCGACCGTGCCGGGAACCCGAACCGTGCCGCCGCCGGCAAGAACGGCCAGAGCGTGTACGCGACCGACCTCGTGGGCACGTTCACCGACGACGAGTACGAGGCGATGAACGAGGCCGGCGTCGACCTGGCCCGGCTCGTGTACGGCGGCGTGCGGGCGTACGGCTACCGCTCGCTGTCGACGAACCCGAACTGGACGTCGTTCGGCTGGGCGCGGACGAACATGGCGATCCGGGCGCAGGCCGAGGTGATCGGTGAGCGGTTCGTGTTCGAGCAGCTCGACGGGCGCGGACGCACGATCGCGCAGTTCGGCTCGGAGCTCCGCGCGATGCTCGTCCCGTTCTACGAGATCGACGCGCTCTACGGGGAGACGGCCGACGACGCCTTCCAGGTCGACGTCGGGAACCAGGTGAACACGCCGGAGACGATCGCGAACGGCGAGCTGCACGCCGTGATCAAGGTCCGGATGAGCCCGTTCAGCGAGTGGGTCGTCATCGAGATCGTGAAGGTGACGGCGCCGGAGGCGATCGCCGCCTAGAAAGGAGACACGGATGGCACGTCAGGACCAGAACGACGTGAAGGTGTCGGTCGACGGCGTCGACCTCGGCACCTGGGACAAGAAGACGGGAGGTGAGATCGACTCCGAGGAGACGACGTACAAGCCGGGTGCGATGGGAGCACGGATCTCGCTCGGCGGCTCGGTGAACGTCGGCGCGGTGACGGTCTCGCGCCTGTTCGACCTCGACCGAGACGGGACGACGATGCACTGGCTGATCGGCCGGGTCGGCAAGGGCGAGATGGTCGTCGCGATCCAGCCGCTCGACGTCGACGGGAACGCGTACGGGCGCTCGCTGACGTACAGCGGCAAGCTGAAGCAGTACAACCCGTACGAGGTCGACAGCGAGAGCAGCGATGCGGCGCTGATCGAGCTCGAGTGCACGCCGGCCGGGACGGTCGTCTGATGGGCGAGCGGACGCTGCCCGAGGACCTGCCCCGGGAGGAGTGGGAGGCGCAGGCGATTCCCACGGAATCGCCGAACGGCGACGAGCCGGAAGAGGCGCGCGACCCGCAGAACGTGCTCGACCACCTGCTTGCGAAGCGCAAGGAGGTCGCGGCCAAGCGCACGATGATCGTCGAGCTGCCGATGTGGTTCGGCTGCCTGGGGCTCAGGCTGGGGCCGATCCCGTCGCGGCAGCTCGACCGGATCGTCGACCGGGCGGCGAGCTCGAAGTCGCCGGAGAAGACGTTCAACGCGAACGCCGACACGCTGTCGGCGGCCTGCGTCGCGCTCGTCGC